CTATACAAACAAAAAAGGTCCTTGGAGTTGAAGTGGGAACAGGAGCATCTGTCTAATGGTAGATACACTCTTGAAATGGTCAGAATTGATGACAAAGTTAAAAAAGTCATTACTGACATTAAGCTGGAAGAAGCAGCTATTGCCCACAGACAGAATACTGTCGAAGGTGCAGCTCCGCAAGTTTCTGTAGCTACTTAGTAAAAAGCTACATCGTTGAATAAATCACATTCACATTACAGGCTCTCTTGCACTCTACTAAAAACTAGTATATAGTTTTATTACTATACAATTAATTAGAACATAGACGCGTATAGTCGACGGCCTAGAGACTATGTTCGATAACTAGGAGGATATAATTATGGCATCAACTACGTTTAACGGACCGGTACGTTCGGAAAAAGGCTTTCAAGTAGCGACTAAAAATACGTCTACTGGAGCAGTAACAACTAGAATGAGTTCAGGTATGCCTGACTTAACTGGTTTATCAGTATCAGATGTAGCAACAGCTACTGCTATTACACTAGCAGCAGACACTATTTCTATAATCAACTATACAGGTGCAGCAGCTGCAACTTGTACATTACCTGCAGCAACAGCAGGAACAGTTGTAGTTTACGCGCAAGCGGTTGACACAACTGGTGGAACAGCAACATTAGTTTTTGATGCAGCTGGTACAGATGTTTGGGCAACTGGTTCAGTTATTGAATCAAGAGGTTCAAGTGAAGTAGCTTTTGATACTTCAGCAGCAGGTGAAACTAAATTGACTTTCACTCCAGCTAACGCAACAACAAACTTGTTGACTGTTGGTGGACAGATTGCTTTCATTTGTTATGAAACAGGTACGTGGCACATCGCGTCATCATTAGCTAGAGAAACAACTCAAGTTACTGGTGCATTTGCATTTGCAGCGTAATAAATAATTAGTGTGGGGCTTCGGCCCCACATATTAATTTTAAGGAGAAACAAATATGGCAACATCAGATCAACAGTTTTCTACAAGAACTTCTGACGGTAGATTTGGTAAAGCAACAGACGCTTCAGGTTCATTTATTGGACCAGCTAGAATAACTTATATTCAAGTTGAAGGCGTAGCTAACAGTAACATCAAACTTTATGATGGAACTGATAATTCTGGAGCTTTAGTATTCGAAGGTAATTGTGGAACTGAAGGGTTAGACATTTATGTACCAGGAAGTGGTATTAGATGTAGAACTGGAATATATTTAGATTTAACAAATACAACATCAGTTACTATTGGATATACTGGCTAGGAGGTTAAATGGCTAATACTACCTCGGGCACTACAACGTTTGATAAAACTTTTTCTATTGAAGAAATAATAGAAGATGCTTTTGAACGTATAGGATTAAATTCTGTAGCAGGTTATCAACTTAAATCTGCAAGACGATCTCTTAACATCTTATTTCAAGAATGGGGTAATAGAGGTATTCACTATTGGGAAATAGATGAACTTGATCTTGATTTAATTGAAGGACAATCTGAATATAAATTCTTTAGAGCTAGTTCAGATGGCACAAGTGCTACATCAAATCCAAACGGTGTATACGGAATGTCCGATGTTCTTGAAGCACAATTAAGATCTAATAGAACTCAAACAACTCAATCAGATAGTCCGATGACAAAAGTAGATAGATCTTCTTATGCAGGTTTCTCTAATAAGTTATCTAAAGGAACACCTAATCAATATTGGGTCCAAAGATTTATTGATCATGTTAGTATTAATATTTATCCAACACCAGATTCAACAAATGCATCTAAAGATATGCATTTTTATTATATTAAAAGAATTCAAGACGTTGGAGATTATACAAATGCAGGAGACATACCATTTAGATTTGTTCCTTGTATGACTTCAGGTTTAGCTTTTTATCTTGCACAAAAATATGCACCACAACTAGTTCAACAAATGAAATTATATTATGAAGATGAATTAGCAAGAGCACTTGCAGAAGATGGTTCAGCTTCTAGTACGTATATTACACCCAAAGCTTATTACCCAGGAACATAATGGCAAACTATGCAACAGGAAAACGTTCAAAAGCAATTTCAGACAGGTCTGGTATGGAGTTTCCATATAGAGAAATGGTTAGAGAATGGAATGGTGCGTTTGTACATATTTCTGAGTTTGAACCAAAGCAACCACAGTTAGAACCAAAACCTCTTTCTGCAGATGGTATTGCATTAAGAAATGTTAGAAGTGATAGAACTGAACCAGTTACAACTGTTATGATAGCAGAAAATGGTTTTGAAACTTATGCTGCAGGTTCTGGAATTATAAATGTTTTTGCGCCAGGACATGGTTTAACAAATGGTACAACATATTTATTTAGAGGACCACCTACAATCTCACCAGGAACAGGTACGCCTTATAATCCAAATGGTGGTGCTGCGGGTAGTCCTGTTTTTGCTTATGCAACAATTCCTAATTTTGATGGAATAACAGGTGCACAAATAGGACAAGGTTCAGGATACGCTATTACAACAGGAAAATATGTTAGTGATACAGGAAGTGGAAGTCCAGGAAGAAGTTCAACTGATTATTTAGTTTCAAATTTCTTCTTCTTTACAGTTAATTCAGATACTGCTACAACTGGTAGTATAAAAGGAGGAGGCTACGGTTGTTCCGTTGGGCCTATTACTATTGAAGGATGATTAAAAAATTTTTAAATTGGATTAAAGGTGTATTTAAACCTACAAGACAAGAAGAAGAAGAAAAAGAAGTTGTTGAGCTAACAGCTAAACAACAAAAAATTTTAAGAAAACATAAGGGACAATAATGGCTGGTATAAGTTATTCAGATTTAGTTACAAATATTAGAAACTACACAGAAACAGATTCTAACGTGTTAACGACTGCAGTATTAGAAAATATAATTTTAAATGCTCAATATAGAATCATGAGAGATGTTCCGATTGATTCTGATAGAAAACAAGAAGAAGGTAGTTTAATTACTGGACAAGAAACTATTAATGCTCCAGCGGGAGCTTTATTTATTAGAGGAATCCAGGTCTATGATTCAACTTCTGATATAACAGGAAATAATGTTTGGTTAGAAAAAAAAGATATTTCTTATCTTCAAGAATATGTCCCATCAACAGAAACTGCAAAAAGAGGACAACCTAAATATTATGCTATGTTTGGTGGCGCAACTGGAAACACAGATACCACATCAGGAAGAATGATGTTTGCTCCAGTTCCTGATACTACTTATAAATTTAGAGTTCATTATAATGTCATGCCAGCTACTTTGGAATCGAGTAATCAGACTAATTATATTAGTTTGAATTTTCCCAATGGCCTGTTATACTGCTGTTTGTCAGAGACTTATGGCTTCTTAAAAGGCCCAATTGATATGTTGACATTATATGAAAATAAATATAAACAAGAGGTACAGAAGTTTGCTAATGAGCAAGTTGGTAGAAGACGAAGAGACGACTACACAGACGGAGCAGTTAGAATACCAGTTACCTCAGCAAACCCGTAGGAGAATAAAATTATGGCAATAACATCGGCAGTATGCACAAGTTTTAAAGTTGAAGTCCTAAAAGGAGTTCACAATTTTACAGCTACAACTGGAAACACTTTCAAAATAGCATTGTACACAAGTTCAGCATCTTTAGGTGCAGGTACAACAGCTTATAGCACATCAAACGAAATTACAAATTCATCAGGAACTGCTTACACAGCCGGCGGCGCAACTTTAACAAGTGTGACTCCTGCTGCATCAGGCACAACAGCAGTTTGTGACTTTAACGATGTAAGTTATTCAAGCGCAACTTTTACAGCTAATGGTGCATTAATTTATAATGACGAAGCATCTGGTGATCCTGCATGTGCAGTAATTGCATTCGGTGGAGATAAGACTGTAACAAGTGGAACTTTTACAATTCAATTCCCAACAGCAGACGCAACTAACGCGATCATAAGAATAGCGTAGAGAGGTTAGGAACGGATGTCCGTTACTCAAACCTTCACAATAACTGTAGTTGGTGGTAATCCATCTAATCACCCTTATCATAATGTTGGCTCAGCTAATAAATATGCTATTGATGGTTCTACAGCCACCGCTGATGTAACATTAACTCTTATAGAAGGCGGAACATATCGTTTTGATCAATCTGATTCTTCTAACTCTGGACACCCTTTAAGATTTTCTACAAATGCTAACAATAGTCCATCTGCTGCATATACAACTGGAGTAACAACCAATGGAACACCAGGTAGTTCAGGAGCATACACTGAAATAACAGTTGCTGATGATGCACCAACTTTATACTACTACTGTACAAACCACTCAGGCATGGGTTGGACTGCTAACACCGATCCAGTAGGAGAGATTCTTACAGTTACCGTTGTAAGCACAGACGATGGTAATAGATTTTTTATTGATGGCGTACAGCAAAAAACTTTGTTCTTTTCAAAAACTGGAACGTATAGATTTAATCAATCTGATTCTTCAAATGCATTTCACCCTTTAAGACTTTCAACTACAGAAAACGGAACTCACTCTGGAGGTAGTGCATACTCAACCGGCGTAAATACTGTTGGAACTCCAGGAAACTCCGGGGCTTATACTCAAATAACTGTAGCGTCAGACGCTCCTAATAGTTTATATTACTATTGTTCAAATCACTCTTTAATGGGTGGTTCTGCTTTTATAGGCACAAGTACATGGGGTAATAATACTTGGAATGCAAACGCATGGCAGTCTGGTGTAGCTTTAGCTTCTTTAACTGGAGTATCTGCAACAGCAAGTGTTGGAACACCAGATGTTTTTCCTGAACAAGGTTGGGGATCAGATAGTTGGGGTGATGAAAACTGGGGAGAAAGTTCTATAGATGTAACATTAAGTAGTGCTGGTGTTGGAACAACAGCAGTAGGATCAGTTACAGTAACAGCAGAAATAAATACTGGATGGGGTAGAGCAGCTTGGAATGATGATGCTTGGGGCATTCAAGGAGATATTTTATTAGAAGGTGTACAAGCAACTGCAAGTGTTGGTTCACTAACAGTTGGAGACATAATAGGATTAACTGGAGTATCTGCAACAGCAAATGTTGGAGCTCCAGACATTATTGGAGATATAACACAAACGTTAACTGGAGTATCTGCAACAGCAAGTGTCGGTTCTATTGCACCAGATGATGTAATGGGATTAACTGGAGTATCTGCAACAGCAAGTGTTGGTTCTATTTTACCAGCAGATGTAATAGGTGTAACAGGTGTTTCAGCAACAACAGCTGTAGGATCAATAACAACATCTGCAAGTCCTGTTATACAACCTACTGGTTTTGAATTAACTTCAGCAGTGGGTTCTATCACACCAGCGGATGTAATAGGATTAACAGGTGTCTCAGCAACAGCTTCTGTGGGCTCTATTGCACCAGCGGATGTAATAGGATTAACAGGTGTCTCAGCAACAGCTTCTGTAGCGGAATTAGGCACTTCAAATAGATTTGGAATTCAAGCATATCAAGCAGTTGACACAGGTTCTAATACAAGTTATAGTGATGTTGCATAGAAGATGAATTTTTCTAATTAGGAGATAAAAGATTATGGCATCAACGTACACAGGACTAGGTGTTGAACTTCAAGCAACAGGTGAAAACGCTGGAACTTGGGGGACAAAAACTAATACAAATTTACAAATTATAGAACAAATATCAGGCGGTTTCATACAACAAGCTGTCGGAGATTCTGGTGATACTGATTTATCTGTTTCTGATGGATCAACTGGTGCAGCTCTTGCACACAGAATGATTGAGTTTACAGGAACTATTTCTGCTGGAAGAAATGTAACAATACCAATTGATGTTCAAACTTTTTATTTTTTAAAAAATTCAACAAGTGGATCACAAATAGTAACTTTTAAATATGTTTCTGGATCCGGTAATAGTGTAGCGGTAGGTTCTGGCGAAACTAAAGTTGTATTTGCTACAGCAAATGATGGTACAAATCCTGACATACTTGAGTTACCAGCTGGTGATGTAACACTTACAGGGACACAAACTTTAACAAACAAAACTTTAACAGCTCCAAAGATTGCAGATGCAGGTTTTATTGCAGATGCTAATGGAGCAGAACAAATTATATTTCAAACAACAGCTTCAGCA